GTGGTTGATAGTTCTCTTGATGGATTTGGAACCGACGAATTCCTGAAGATTATTCGATTTGTAATTAAGGATGCAAATGTTTTTGTCATCTCTCATAAAGAATCTTTGTTTGATAAGTTTGAGAATGTAATTAAGTTTGAAAAAGTTAAAGGATTCTCAAAAATTTCTCAATAGACAGTTGAAGATCTGTCTACACTACCCTCGCCAATATGCGAGGGTTTAGTATTATAGGGACATCAAAAGGAGTTCAATGCCAGTCCTACAAGAAATCAAGTCACAACTCGCCAAACTTCTTGCCACTGAGGATCTGGTGGTTGAGCACCGTAAGGTTTCTACCGCTCAATTTGATGTTCATAAGCGTGTCCTGACACTTCCGATGTGGGAGAGTGCAAGTAACACTGTCTATGATCTACTTGTTGGACATGAAGTTGGACATGCTCTCTTCACTCCTGATGAGGATCCGCCAAAAGGTACCCCTCAGTCCTTTATTAATATGGTTGAGGATGCTCGTATGGAGAAGTTGATGAAGCGTAAGTATCCTGGAATGCATAAGACATTCTTCAAAGGATATAATCAGATGAGTGATGATGATTTCTTCAAAATCGCTGATGAAGATACTTCCGAAATGAACCTTGCCGATCGTGCAAAGCTATACTTTAAGATTGGTAATTTTGTAGATATTGAATTCTCTGAAGAAGAGATGGAAATCGTCCGTATGATTGGCGATTGTGAGACTTTTGAGGATGTTGCTAAAGCGGCAGAAGAACTTTACAAGTATTGTAAGAAAGAAGTTAATAATGAAAAAGAAGATATTGAAGTGCCTAAGTCTCAGGAGCAATCTTCTCAGGATCAGGTGGAACAAGAAAGCGAGGAGTCAAAACCTCAAGGAATGATTGAAGATGAATCTGAGAATAGTGAGGACGATGGTGAACCGGAGAATGAACCGGAGATTGAAACTGTAGATTCCCTTTCTGACAGTATTGAGCAACTAGCGCAAACTGATGGTATTGAAACTGTTTACGTGGAAGTTCCTAAAGTTAATCTTGATACAATTATTGTATCTAATCAACTTGTTCATGAATATATTGATGCTAAGTTTAATCATCAACAGAACATTGCTGATGAAATGAATTACAAAATTTTTGATCAACCTGACAAAGATTTTATTCAGTTCAAGCGTTCTGCACAGAAAGAAGTTAACTATCTTGTAAAAGAGTTTGAGTGTAAAAAAGCTGCAGACTCTTATGCCCGTGCCACCACTGCTCGTACTGGTGTTCTTGATTGTGCCAAACTTCATACCTACAAGTATAATGATGATTTATTCCGCAAAGTAACAACTCTTGCTGATGGTAAAAGTCATGGATTAGTGTTTATGCTTGATTGGAGTGGTTCTATGCAGTACACTCTAATGGACACTTGTAAGCAGATGTTCAATTTGCTGTGGTTCTGTAAGAAAGTTGGTATCCCTTTTGATGTATACGCTTTTACTAGTGAGTGGGGCACTCATCGTGATGATGATTTTCCTCATCGACTGGTAGATCATTATGAGAAGAAGGAGAATCTTCTTGCAATTGATAATGAATTCAATCTTCTCAATATACTTTCTAGTAAAACATCAACTAAAGAATTAGAAAGGCAGATGATTAGCATCTGGAGACATGCATATGCTTTCTGTAGGATCTATAATTGTGCATACTCTTGGGGGAGAAAAATGTCCCTTTCTGGTACTCCTTTGAATGAATCTTTGGTTTGTTTACACCAGATTCTTCCTAAGTTTCAACGAGAAAATAAACTTCAGAAAGTTCAGTGTATTGTTCTAACCGATGGAGAAGCTTGTCCACTAAATCATCATAAACTGATTAAGAGATATTGGGAAAACAATACAGAGTTTCTTGGAACGGCACGTCACGATCAGTGGAAAACTATCCTGCGTGATCGAAAAACAGGTAATATGTATAAATTTGAATCTGCAAATTATAATGGATTCTCTGATGTCATGTTGAAGAATCTAAAAGATAATTTTCCTGAAGTAAACTTTATGGGTATTCGTTTACTTGCTCCTCGCGATGCTAAAAATTTTCTTAAACTTTATTATGATCATGGTGAAGAACTCATTAAACTGCATAATGAGTGGACGAAGGAGAAAGGATTTGTAATTCGTAAGTCTGGATATGATGCATACTTCGGACTCTCATGTTCTGCTCTCGCTCAAGATGTTGAGTTCGATGTTGATGAAGGCGCAACAAAGGCAAAGATTAAGTCAGCATTTGCTAAGAGTTTGAAGACTAAAAAACTAAATAAGAAAGTTCTTGGAGAATTTATCTCTTTAGTAGCATGATGACTTGGAAGGAAATTGCACTTCAGATGGAAACTGATCCCAGGGTTCGCAAGGTTCTTATAGAAGGCCCTAAGAAATTAACAGATGCATGGATGCTCCAAGCAATTAAATTCAAGTACAGACGGTTTGAAAAGTGAACACCGGGGGGTACATTCCCCCCTTTTTTGTGTGTATAATGATTAGGTAAACAACAAAAGCACATGGCACTGTCCCCTGAGTACATCCGCACCTCACTTCAAGAACTGTATGGCACAGAGCTCACTGCTGCCGATATTCGCGCCTGGTGTGCTATGAACGGTTCTAACTATCAGACTGTTACCAATAAACTTTCTGATTACAAAGTTGGACGTGGTAAGTGGAATTTAGAAGTAACTAAAGAGACTGTAGAGGATCTAGAAATAACATATAATTCTCCTGCAGTTATTCCTGCTGTTGAACAAAATCTTATCCCTTTAAAAGATGATTCCTTCGTCCAGTTTGGTAACTTTGGTGATATTAAAAAAATTATTGAGTCCGGTATTTTTTATCCGACGTTTATTACAGGACTCTCCGGTAATGGAAAGACTTTTTCGGTTGAGCAAGCGTGTGCCCAACTCGGCCGAGAACTTATCAGAGTAAACATTACAATCGAAACAGATGAAGACGATCTTATTGGCGGTTTTCGCCTTGTTGATGGTAACACCGTCTGGCACAATGGCCCAGTCATCGAAGCACTAGAAAGAGGTGCTGTACTGCTCCTTGACGAACTCGATCTCGCTTCTAACAAAATTCTCTGTCTCCAAAGTATCCTTGAAGGGAAAGGAGTTTTCCTCAAGAAAATCGGACGGCGAGTTGATCCTGCAAGTGGATTCAACGTCATCGCCACAGCCAACACTAAGGGTAAAGGTTCAGACGACGGACGATTCATTGGAACTAACGTGCTCAACGAAGCATTCCTAGAGCGTTTCCCTGTTACTTTTGAGCAGGAATATCCTACTGCTGCTACTGAGACAAAGATTCTCAATAAACTGTGTGGTGATGAAAACTTCTGCAAGCGCCTTGCTGACTGGGCAGATATCATCCGCAAGACATTCTATGATGGTGGTATTGAGGAGATCATCAGCACTCGTCGTCTGGTTCACATCGTTCGTGCATTCAATATCTTTGGCGATAAAGCAAAGGCTATTCAAGTTTGTGTGAATCGTTTCGATGATGAAACTAAGCAGGCATTCTTAGAACTGTATGATAAGGTTGATGCTGATTTTCAGATGCCTGGGAATGAGGATCAAAAGCAAGCACTTGACTCTCACAACTTCTCTTGATAAAATGACTAATGCTTGGAGTTTACTTTATGATGTTATGTCTATGAAAGCAGATGGTTACTCTACAAATGAAGATGTAATTTTTGGTGCAAACGGTGAAGATAAAATCAATCTAGAGATTTCTTCAATATCTGAATGGGATTCTACTGATGATTCATCAATAGAGTTCAGTATCAATGTCCCCGATCTTCCAAATGCACCAGACAATAACAATGGACGCTGGAAATATCGTGAGGATGTTATTCTCAAGGATGTTCATGAGTATGTGAGTGGTACTTATCGTAGTCATTACACAGGAAAAGCAAATGGATTTGCAGATATTCAAACAATTGATTTGATAGCGGCGAAAGGACTTGCTTCTGGATTTTGCCAATCAAATATTATAAAGTATGGAACACGGTATGGTGACAAAGACGGTAAGAATAAAAGAGACTTACTAAAAGTAATTCATTATGCTATGCTACTCTTGCATTTTGATGATCATTACAAACCAACCAACTCTGACTTTCCTTATTGATAATGAAAATTCTTAATCACATGAAACTTTCTGACAAGACTATTTC